ATGAATCGTTCGATTCCCAAGCGGCATCATTTCGTCCCGGAGATGCTTCAGAAGCGATTTGTGAATGAGCAAGGAGGTCTGTGGACTTACGACTCGCGTCGTGCCGATAGCGGAGTCCGGGCGGACATGCCTGGGAACCTGTTTCTGGAGGGCCATCTTTACACGCACGTTGGGAAAGACGGGGCAAAGGATGTAAGTCTTGAGCAGGATTTCAGTCGCCTCGAAGGCTTAGCGGATCCGCTCATATCTAAAATGATCGACGCAACGACCAAGAATCGCGTCCCATTACTCACCGCAGATGAGCGCGTCATCTGGGACGAATTTTTCCTGCAGCAGTGGCGCCGAGTACCCGACCTACGCGACGAACTGATGTCGGTAGACGCTTATCGCAGGGCGATAGAAGAGGCAATAAATGACTTTAGCAACACCATTCGCCCTGTAAGCAGTGTCGTTCGGGATAAGTATCTTGCGCCTGACAAAGTGAAACGGGGGCGGAATAATCTTCACGTGAATACATTGAAATCCCAGAGCACCAAAATTCGGAATGCGCTTGCGGGGAGAGGTTTGCTTTTTGCCCGAGTACGAAATCCTCGCAAGTCATTGATCTTGTCAAGCCGACCCGTTGTCAAAGTCACCTCGGGTGCGGTTAAACTGCTATCTGACGAACGAGTCCATGCGTGGTTGGCGATCAGTCCAAGTCTCGCAGTCAGCCCCGGTTACTATGGTGCAGGTACGGCCACTATTGACCTCACAGATGATCAGGTCCGGCTTATGAACCTGGCATTCGCCGAGCAAAGCTCACAAATTGCGGGAAAGTCCGAGGCGCTTGTTAAATCGCTCTCGCCTTATGTCGGCAAGGCCATGGATATCAGTCGCCCAAGGCGTTGAACCATCGCCCTCGGAATCGTGATGCGCGGAGCGCGTGCTAAAGTATCTCGACCAGTGAGGCAGCCCATGTCAGAGAATCGCTACAATCTCCGCCAGGAAGACGACGGCACGTGGACGGTGTTCGACATCTTCACGGGTCTGCCGGCGGAAGTGAATGAGGTTGAGCCGGTCGGCTTGGAGATGGAGCAGGCCGATGATCTCGTCGATCTGCTGAACCTGCTTTACATTAAGCGGCGAAGTGGGCCGGTGCACTAGATATCAGCGCCCGCCTCCAAACTCCTCGCCCTAGGCAACGCCGCCCGATTTCATTGATTGAAAAGTAACTTTCTAGTTGCACGCTCCATCGCAACCGATGGAGGAAGTCGTGGCAAAAGCTTCTGCCCTAACAGACGAAGAGAAAAGCGTCATCAAAGCTCTCCTGATGCAGGGTTGGAGAAATCAAGATATTCACGCCCTGATCAATTATGAGCGCGGCGCAACAATCAATTTCGGTCGTATATCAGGCGTGAAAAAAGCCGCCATTCTTCCGGCGACGAATGACATGATTGAAGCATATCAGCGCAGAAAACGAAGTTTTGATCCTCTTACCGGCCTAAACCCGTACTACCACGAACGGTTGGTTAGGGCGCGTGAAGCGATGATACTGGCCGTCACGCTTTTTAATAACGGCGCATACCGGTTCAAAACTGAGGTGTTTGCTGTATTGGCTAATATCGCATGGACCTATCTTATGCATGACTATTATGAACGGTTGAAGGGAATACCGATCCTCAACGCCGACGGAACAACATTCTCTCTGAGCTACATGCTTTCGCGGAAAGACTGCCCGTTAAGCAAAGGAGTTAAGCAAAATCTAGAATCGTTGAAGCTGATCCGAGACGAGGTAGAGCATAGGCTCTTTGGTCGGAGCGACGGGAATTGGTTGACGCTCTTTCAGGCATGTTGCCTTAACTTCGATAAATCTTTAGTTGGCTTCCACGGTGAGCGAGTTAGCTTACGACACAACCTATCGATTGCGCTCCAATTCGGGAAGATGGCGCTTGAGCAGGTGGCCCAGCTTCACCAATACGACATTCCAGATAACATCAAAGCGCTCGACGCTGCCTTGAACGCTGGAAAAACCGAAGAGGAGCTGAACGACATCGAGTACCAATTTAAGGTCGTCTACACCTTCGACAGCGCCTCTAAGGGGCAAGCGCACATTCACTTTGTGCACCCCGATTCTGAAGAAGGTAAAACCATTCACAACGTGCTTCAGAAATTCAAAGTTGCGGACGAGCTATACCCCTTCAAGCCTGGCGACGTTGTCGCTGCGGTGAAGAAAGCCGGTAAGATCTTTACGATGGCGGACCACACGAGAGCTTGGCAAAAATATAAAATTCGCCCAACAAATAATGCGTCGAGCAAAGACAAAACGGACCGAACGTACTGCATCTATCATCAGGCGCACAGAGATTACACATATAGCCAGAAATGGGTTGATAAGTTGATCGCTGAGGCTAAATCCCCACCTCCGAAGCCAACGCATCCGTTCGCGCTGCAGCCGATTGCGATAGCGCAGGAAGATCTTTAGAACGGGGCAGCCGGATTGTGAGGCCGACGGCCGATGCTGTGGTGGCTTTGTATCACCGGGCGGCGTGCTGTTTGGAGGGGCTGCCCACGACGGGAAGGAACACAGCGCGTGGCCGGGGAGTCTAGCCGCTCTTCAGCTTTGAACCGCGACGACCCGTCCTCAGTTCATGTGCGATCGCACGCGCTGCCGCTAATGCTGCCTTCCCCCGATCATCCAGATGGAGCGAAGGCTCTTTCTGCTCCGGTTCAACCACACAAAGCCGCTGCATCTCCTCGATAGCCGCGAGAGTGGTGAAGTCCTTGCCGGCAATCCGCATAAGCCTGAGTCTGCCGCGCTTGGCCTCACGGCGCAGCCCCGCTGGGGAAATTCCGCCGTGCGGAAATGCGATCGGTATGATGTCCTTGAGACGCATAGGGGCGTTCGGGTCGGGCCTGTTTTCGTCGGGCGGTCGCATCTTTTTAATTCCTCGCCTCCGCCATCCAGCCGTCTCGTCGTCTGATCGCGACCAAAGCACTGCACCCCAACGCGAACGGCCGCTAAAAATTCAAGTAGATATTGACGCCTTTTCGATCGCTGTAGCGGTAATCTTCGCGGTAGCCGTAGTCCCGGCCGTAGTCATGGCGCGGGTAACACCTGCCGTAGTAACGGCACGAACGCCAAGCGTGTCGCCTGTTCCAGTGGTTGTCTCGCCAACTGCGTCGATGGTTGACCTGGTCTACGGCATCCGTCTGCACTTGCGCCGGCTGAGGCACGTAGATGGGCGTAGCGCTCAGCGGCAAGGAGAAAGACGCAGCAAGAACTGCGCCTGTGAGAGCGGAGAAGAACTTGCTCATGAAGGTATCCTCCTCGGTGCAGAGAAGGTTGCACGATGCAGGCTGAACTGATGATGAACGTCTGCCGTGGATATTGACCTGCTGAGAGCAATGCGGTCTTCGGGTCGGTGCACTGATGTCCGGAACCTCCCCGCCCCTCGTCGGTTCCTCCTTCCCCAGCAGGAGAAACAACATGGCTAACGACGAACTGAGCGCCGGCTTCACCGGGACGCCGACCGAACCACCCACTGGTGTCCGAAAGGCAGCGAAGACAGCCACCGACGCAGTGAGCCGCGAAGCAAACGCTGTTGTGGTCGGAGCCGCGGACCACCCATACACCGCAGCTGGTTTGGCGCTTACAGTCGGCGCCCTCGCCTTCGCGATTGGCTACGTTTTGGGCCGATCGTCAGTCGTCAACGGGCGGAGCTACTGGCGATAGAAGTCTTCGCCACGCGGAAGTAGTACAGCCGGCCGGCGCGCTGCTGGTGTAGGCGCAGGTGGTGACCGCGCCGGCCATAGGTAACTGTGAAAGGTTTGGTGGGCTAAAACTCATCTCGCCGCCAGGACGCGTAACTCAGCCAATCACGCTCGCCGCGCGCATTGTTGGAATGCTTGCACGCACAGGCCAGATTGGACGGATGGCCCGTACCGCCATCAGCGCGGCGCTGCAGGTGTTCCAGTGTAGCAGCATATGGCCGCGCCGCGTCGTATGGTCGGTACGTCAACACGACCTGCTCTCCGCAGTAGCAGCAGCGCCCTTGCTGCTGCCAGAACAGAAGCCATTTGAAATACCTCGCAGCGCGCGTGTCCATTGCTGCCTCCAAAGGGATGCCGCCTTCATGGATCGGCGGCGCCGACTCTTGATCTCGGCTGCCGCAGGTCAGCATGCCTGAGACTCAGGCGGGCTGCAGCCGCTCCGTGGCCTTTTGGATCTGATGAATCTGAAAGGCCAGTTCCTCGATGCCCGACTGTTCCAGCAGCTTGAACTCCAGGACTTCCTCCAAGGTGTGCAGGTTGCTGAAAAGCTCTCCGACCAAGGTAACGGCGACCTTCGCCTGCATCTGGAGATCGTAAGCGTCCTGCGACCAAGGGCGGTGCGGGCTGCTGTCCTCAGCGCCCTGCACCTTTTCTCTGCCAGTCTCAGCGGACTGGCGTCTTAATCTCATGCCCTCTTCGGGCTCAAAGGCGATCGTCGGAACGGGTCTTAATCTTGCGATCTTCGCGGTCATGTTGCTCTCCTCGTGTTGCGATGTTACCGAAAAACCGGTATGTCATTAAAAAACACCAACATCACTGCAATGTCAACAGAAAATAATAACATTGGTTTTTTTTAATGAGGTTGACCATGACTCCCGCTCAGTGTCGTGCCGCACGTGCACTTCTCAACTGGACGCAGCCCCATCTGGCCGAAGCGGCGGGTGTGTCACCCTCGACGCTTCGGGACTTTGAATCCGGCAAACGTATACCGATTGCGAATAACTTGGCGGCTATCCGAACGGCGCTCGAAACAGTCGGTGTGACGTTCTTGGAGGATGGCGACGTCGCGGCCGGGCCAGGCGTTGCTATGCACCCAACCAACTAAGCATTGACCACGCCGATTCGCTTCAATAGCTTCCAATAGCGCCCACCAAGCGCAGCGCCTGCCTGGACGCACCACCACACTGAGGAGACCATGACAACGCAGCCGGCACACGTGCCGGCGGCAACGGTCCGTCTCTAGCTGGAGGTGCCTATGCCCCCTACGATACCGCTCGACACGATCTACACCGCCGCGGAGGCTGCGAAGCGCCTTCGCTTGACCAATCGCGGTGTGATCAAGCTTGGCAAAGAACATGGCCTGTGCTCGCGCTCAGGCCGCAACTACCTGTTCTCCGAACGTGATTTGTTGGCCTTATGGCAGATTCTGCGCGAGCCGCCAAAAGTGCCGAAGCTTCCGACAGTGAAAGCGCATGTCTCTGATCTGAGGCTCCACGATGCCCTCCGGAAACTTACCGCCAAAAGGAAGGGCCCCGGTCGGTCGAAATGGGAAGCCACCAACGCCAAGAACAAAGAATTGCGCGAGGCAACAAAGGCGGCAGTCGAGAGATGGAAGGACGACGAACCGCTGGATCACAGCAATCGAGATCCGGCGTATTGGACGCCTGAACGCAAAGAGCGTCGACGGTTGGAAAGCCTGGCGAAGAAAAGGGGATGGATGGCTCGAACATGACCGACAATGACTTCCTGGATGGCCTCCTCACACCAGAAGAAATCGCGCGCCGCATTACGGCTTCGAGCGGCGTGCACATGACGGATCGCACGGTGTGGGAGAAAGCCAGGCGAATCGGCGTGGCCAAGAAGATTGGCAGGTCGCCGCTTATCCACCTCTCCGACGTCCCGCGGTTGCTCGAGGAAGAAACGAAATCGGAGAGGCGCGCGCACCTAACAAGAATAACGACCGGGCCTGCCGCACTGTCCATCCTCCAGAAGGCTCGCAAGAAAAGGGCGCGTCCGTGAATCAACAACGGGAGCATTGGGACTGCCGAGTATCGAACGAGATCCAGGGAGCGCCTTAATGACGGACGACTTACTTTCGCAACTTCCATTATTCGCCACCGACCAGCAACTGGCTGTCGCAATCGTTGGCAAGGATCGCGCGTCGATGTGGGTGAAGACTGTCATCCCTCAATTGGAGCGAAAGGGTTTCCCGCGAATTGACCCGCTGCACGACGGGAGACCAGTGCCGCTCGTGCGCAAATTCTATGAGGGATATTTCGGCATAACTGCAGGTTTCAATGCCGCTGCGCCGGATGGGAAGGAGAATTTGGGCATGTGGAAGTCTCGCCGTCGTACCAGGAAGGCTAGCGATGAATGACTCCCCTCGCCTCATCGGCCGCAAAGAGGCGGCTGAATACTGCGGCATCTCTCCGACATGCTTTTCGATGTGGGTCGCCAGCCACAAGATGCCGCCGGCCATACCCGGCACGCGCAAGTGGGACAGGCGGGCGATTGACGCGAAGCTGGATGAGATCAGTGGATTGGCGGCGACTGAGCCGGAGGATCCCTTCGTGAAGTGGATGCGGGAGCATGGCGGAGAGCAAGAGACGGGCCTCCGAGGGTGGCGCCGGGAACGCGATTCGACGCGCGCCGAAGCACCTGCCAGCAACTACGAAGATTGGAAAGCCAAGAAACTTAAGCGGCGGGAGAAGTATCGGCCACAGTTGGGATTAGACGCCAAGCTCGAGCGGATTCTGAGGTTCATGGCTGATCACGCGGATTGCGACACCATCGACACCATTCCGGGCGCAGGTCCGGTGACAATCGAATGGCTAGTGGAGAAAAGCGCTATTCGTCTCGTCGGAACTGACGGCCATGCTCTCCGGTACGCTGTCACGGAAGAGGGTCGCGCGGAACTGCACCGCATTCAGAAGTGGAAATCGCTGACGCCGTGAGCAGGTGACAAGGACAACAAGCGAATCGCGCTTTTGTTGTTGATCCGCCCTATCCAGCTCCGTCGGTGCCAACGTCTATGTACCGCCCAATCGACCGTAGGTAGGCCACGATCTCCGACTTGAGGAAATCCCGGTCGCCGTAGGTTTCCTCAATCTGTTCCAGCTTCCGCTCTACCTTCGCGTACTCAGCCGGGGACAGGTCTGCGTCCCCGAGCACGTATTTGTCGTGACCGACCGCACAGATACCGCAGCCGGTCGCGATAATTTCATCGACGAAGGCGGGAATGTCACTCTCCTTCATCAGCTTTTGTTTGATGCTCTGCGCCATAAGGTTGCTCTCGTTCGCGAATTCGCGCGTAGATTAGACAGGCTGCCGCATCACAGTAAACTCGTAAGAAGTGACAATCCTCGAATCACGCTCGACCCGGTTCGTTCCATGAGAGCCGCCCCTCACCGCTCCGGTATTTTGCGTTTGCCGTTCCCTCGATCAGCTCGAACACCCCCGCCCCATCCTCCCTCTCCCTGATCCCCTTGAACGAAGCATGCCTCAGCTTGCCGTCATCCGTCCAAGCGCGATACTCCACTTCCGCGACGAGCACCGGCTCGACAAAAACGGCGGCTTTCCGCCTCAAGGCAACGGCAGGCGTTTTTGTCGCCATCCCTTCAAGCAGCTTCCGCAGCTCGCGCGACAGATCGTGTGACCAGCCGGTACCGCAGCCGCCTACATACACGAGCTCGCCATCCTTCCGTGCGGCGAGGAGAAGCCGCCCGAGATGACCTGGCACTGTCGACGGCTCGAAGCCCACGACCACGAAGCTATCCCGCCGCTTGCAGGTGATCTTCTGCCACCACTCGCCCCGGCCTGAGCGGTAGGGCTTCTCCACGTGCTTGGCGATGATGCCTTCGAGGCCGTGCGCGCATGCTACGCGGAAGAACTCGTCGCCATCCGCCTGCACCTCCTCGGAAAGCCGGGTCGCCCCTTCCCGGCCGGCGACAAGAGGCTCGAGCAACCGCCGACGGCAATCGCCCCAGCGCCCGCTGGAGCATGCCGAAGTCGGAGCGGCCCTTGTCGTCGAGCACGACCGCCTCGCCGTCGAGGATAGCGGTTTTAACGGCGATCCGCCGAGCGTCGTCAACGATCGTCGGAAAGCGTTCGGTCCAATCGTAGCCGCCGCGCGTGAGCACCCTCACCCGGCCGGGCTCGATGTGCACGGCGATCCGGTAACCGTCCCATTTCACCTCATACGCCCAGTCCGGCCCCTTCGGAGGCTTGTTGACGAGCGTCGCGAGGCAGGGGTCAACCCGCGCCGGCATAGGGTCCAGCGGCGGGAGTTCGGGAGACTTCTTCTTCGATGTTCTGCTTGCCACGATAGACGATAGTAGGGCTGCGAGCATACTGGCAACAGCTGCACAAAAGGGCTAGCACGACTGAGTGTCATGCAGCCCCTCGCCTCTTATCTCCCTCGCCAGGCGGCATAAACACGACGGCCACCTTCCTCGAGCCACACCGCGGACAGCGTAGCCTCGACGCCAGCATTGCCAGCGGAAAGTCCCTGCCTCGCGTTGCGACCAGCGTCAGCATGTCGAGATCATAAGTCCAGGTGCATCGGCGAACCGACTTCATGCCCTCACGATTGCCGAAGGCACATCGTGCTTTGAGTTGCCAACCGAGGCTGAATGCTTCGCCAATTGTCTCGACCATGAGGATGAGATAAGGTAAGAACAAAAGAAGAACAATCAATCGGTGATCGAACTCCCCAGAAATGGGGAGCCACCGGAGGAGGCAATCGAATGAGTGACGAACTGGGCGCAAAGCCGCACTATGAAGCCGGCCCCTACGTGCATTATTGCGAACACTCGGGCTGCAAGAAATGGGGCAGCTTTGGCTTCGCGGTCGGCCGAGGCGAGCCGAATTGGTTCTGCTTTGAGCATCGGCCTGAATGAAAGTCTCGCGATGAAACAGAATCAAAACATCGTCGCGGACGCCCCTCCGAAATAGCTCTTTCGGGTAATTGTAATTTAGACTTCAATTAAATAGCTTAATTATTTACTGGTTTTCCTAGCTCCCAGATTACATTTCGCACGGAGGAATTAGCCGTGGTCGCTCGAACGTTAGAGTTGGTCGAGGGAACTTCCGAGCCATACAGTGTTATTGTACCTGGCGGCGGCTATGCTGTCGTGAATTGGTATATCACGGCCGGTAGCGCGCAGCTCAACAGCGATTTTACTGCGACGCCGCTATCAGGAACGAATGTAGTTGTAACTTCATCGAATCCTTTGAATATCAACTTCAACATTCTCGATGACAAAATCGCCGAAGGTCGGGAATTTTTTACATTTCATATTGAAGTCGAGTATTTTGATGTAAACGGACAAAGCACGAGTTTTGTAAATGATGATTATACGATAATAGTACTTGATAACGATACGGCCTGTTTCATAGATCTAAATAGTGACGGCGTTGAAGATCCGGTCGAGCTGACCTTCGATCAAATTTATGAGAAATTAAGCTCAACCAACTTGAAGCTCAAGAACACTGGAGACCAACTCACGCTCGCAGTTCAGAAGCTGAACTCCAATATTGAAATAATGGATGCGCTGAAGGATGCCGCTAAATTAGGTATCGCTGACGCAATCGTTTCGTTTCTCTCTTTGGGTGCGAGTAGACTGGCCAATGTATTGCTGGACGATGTCCCAGAATTTATAGATGCTATATCGGTCGGGACGAACGTGTACAGCGGCATTGTTGAGGAGGATGTGGTTTCCTTCATATCCGCGGCAGCCACGCTCGCCGAGAAGACCGTCAAAGCAGCGCCACTCATCGGACTCGTTGCAAATACCTACAAGCAATTCGAAACTCTCGAAACAACTTTCAATGATGCGGTGCAAGTCGAGCAGAGAATCAGGGAAACTGAGGTCCAGATCCGCGAGCTAGACACGAGATTCACAGCCCTCAGGCAGGATATTGATAAACTTGCCTCCTGTCTCACGGTGGCAGCGCCTATTCAGCCCGCTTCGGTTTCCACGTCGTCGAGCTTTGTAGTAGACACAATTGGTAATGAGACGTTTTTCTATGCAGTCGGCTTGCATTTGGTAAAAGGAACGTCTGGGGACGATGATCTTACGCTGCTGCCGCCGACGTTCGGAGGATTTGCAACCGAAATCGTCGCGGCGGGAGCCGGAAACGACATCATCCGGTTTACGCCAAATCTATTCGATAGCGGCGGCCTGAAAGTCTTTTCAGGCGGCGCCGGGCAAGATGTTCTAGAACTCAACGAAGACAGAGACAAGTTTGCCGTGCACTGCACTGCCGATGGCGTCATTGCTATCACACCATACACAACGGTTACCGTGTTCATCAGCATCGGTGGGGGCGTCGGCGTTCCCGTTCAAGTGCCGGCGGAAGGCCCTCAGATTTTATTGCGTGAAGTTGAACGCGTTAACTTCAAGGACGGTTCGTTTATAGATCGCGGCACCGCCGGGAACGACGCGCTCAATGGCGGAATAGGTCAGGACATGCTCTTCGGCGGTGTTGGGTTGGACCGTTTGATAGGGAATGCCGGAGATGATGTGCTCGATGGCGGCGCCGGAGTTGACACTCTTCTTGGGGGCTCGGGCAATGACATTTACTACGTCGATGCTCTCGGAGAGGCGGCGGAAAATTCAGCCGAAGGCACAGACACCGTATTCACCAACATTAGCCTTACGCTGGGTGCCAACCTCGAGAATTTAGTGCTTCAAGGGACTTCTAATCTCTCAGGCGCAGGGAACTCTCTCGCGAACCGGATTACAGGCAATGCCGGAATGAACAAGCTCTTCGGTGGGGCCGGCGATGATGTACTGATTAGTTTAGCTGGCGACGATACAATGTTTGGCGGTGGCGGCGCAGATAGAATTGACGGCGGTGTAGGAACGGACACTGCTTCCTATGAGGGCGCTTCATTGGGTGTGACTGCCAGCCTGATGAACCGGTCTTTTAACACCAACGATGCGGTTGGAGACGTTTACTACTCGATCGAGAATCTGACTGGTTCTAGTCACAATGATATTCTCTCTGGAAACAATCTTTCTAATACGCTCAGTGGCGGCGACGGCAACGACACGCTGGTCGGCGGGGCTGGCGCGGACAGACTTATCGGCAGCGTGGGGATAGACACAGCCTCCTACGGAAGCGCCAAGGCAGCCGTAATAGCCTATTTGAGCGGATCGAGTGTAAACACGAACGACGCAGCCGGCGACATTTACTCCTCCATCGAGAATATTGTTGGCACGAGCTACGGGGACAGGATCGCGGGCAATTCGGGCGTGAACTGGCTCAGTGGCAGCGGCGGCAACGACGTGATGGCTGGCAATGCCGGTAACGATTCGCTTTATGGGGGCGCGGGAGCCGATCGGCTGTACGGAGGCGCTGGCGCGGACAAATTCATCTTCAAAACGGTGTCCGAATCCGCTGGCACATCCTTCGATTCTATCTTCGACTTCCTGCCGAGCGAACAGGACCGAATTGATCTCTCATTGATCGATGCGAGTACGACGGCGTTAGGCAGCCAGGCGTTTACCTTCGTCGGAACCGCTGCGTTTAAGGGCGTTGCCGGTGAGTTGCGTTATGAAAGGCTTGCCTCGGACACGTACATCTATGCCGATGTGAACGGCGACGCGATCGCAGATCTGAAGCTCCACCTTGACGATGCGGTCACGCTCACGAGGGGCTATTTCGTTCTTTGATCCGACTGTCTTCTCAGAAATCAGGATCTCACTCTTAGTAAGGTTCGCGCCCTTACCCGGATGGGGGCAAGGGACCCCAAAAAAATACTCTTTGGGGTGGCAACGCTTGGCGATTGCCATTCACTCCGCGCCGGTCTACTGCAACAGTTGCAACGTTAACGCGTACATCTGAGGGCTCAGGGAAAGAATGCCAATCATCAAGGGGAACAACAGCGACAACAAGTTGATCGGCGAAAGTGACGTCTTCGGCGTCACGAACCACATCTACGGCTACGGTGGTAACGACACCCTTGCCGGCGGTTTCCATGCAGACAACTACATTTGGGGCGGCGCTGGTAATGACGTCATCGATGGCGGCACAAGGATAAACCGCCTATTTGGCGAGGATGGCGACGACATCATTACGGTATTCTGGAGCGGAACAGACAGCCAGCTCTACGGCGGCGCTGGCAATGACAGATTGTCGGGTGGTGACGGAGGCCTATTCCTCGATGGCGGCACTGGCGTCGACGTCATGGACGGCGGAGCCGGCGCTGATATCTACATTGTGGACAACGCTAGCGACCAAATCATCGAGGATTGGGTTCGCGAGTTCGACAATGTGCCCAATCCGACTGATACCGTCCGCACAAGCACCTCGTTTGCGTTGAGCTATCAGGCCCAAATCGAGCTTTTCGAGACAACGAACGCGGCGGCGAACTCAGCGATAAATCTCACCGGCAATGAAATCTCGCAGACGATTAAGGGAAACGCCGGCTCGAACACTCTCGACGGCAAGGGCGGTAACGACACGCTCGTCGGGGACCTGGGAGCCGATAAACTCATCGGTGGCCTGGGAGCCGATAAGCTCATCGGGGGCTTGGGCGTGGACACAGCCAACTACAATGCCGCCTCAGCTGCCGTGACCGTAAACCTCGTGTCGCCTTCCACGAACACGGGAGAAGCGGCTGGCGATACATTCTCCTCGATTGAGAACATCGGCGGCTCTCGTTTCCACGACAGGCTTATCGGAGACAATCTCGCCAACCTGATTTCCGGAGGCAACGGCGACGATAACATCGGGGGTGCTGCAGGAAGAGATACGCTAAGAGGCGACGCAGGAAACGACTTCCTGAATGGTGGCCTCGATGCCGATGTCCTCTCCGGCGGGAGCGGCAAGGACTCTTTTGTTTTTGCAACACTGCTTAGCTCTACCAATATTGACACTTTGACCGATTTTGCCGCGGTCGACGATACGATCCGCTTGGAGAATGCTATCTTCACTAAGCTTTCATCTGCCGGAGTGCTCAGCGGGGCTGAGTTTGTCGCCAATACAAGCGGGCTAGCGTTGGATCAGTTTGATCGGATTGTTTATGAAACCGACACCGGAAGATTGCTCTATGACGCTGATGGCAGCGGCTCCGGAGCCGGGCTTCAGTTCGCGAAACTTGCCGCCGGCTTAAGTCTTACTGCGTCAGATTTCTTTGTCGTCTAGCGAAAACAACAAAGGCCCGCCACCGATTAGGGTAGCGGGCCGACATGTGCCGTTGACCGGCATTCTAGTTTGATGTTCTGCGACTCGACGTGCGCTGCTCGAAAACCCTATCAAGCCGCTCGTGCACGCCGTCAATCCTGTTGCCGACGCCCTCAATAGCGCGAAGCAACTGGGCGGTCTGCTCCTGCAATCCTGCCTTGGTTGCGAATGTTTCGGCCGAGTGAACGCGAAAAGCCGCCAAGTCGGCAGCCACCTTGTCGGCTCGGTCGCCGATTCTGTCAGCCCTGTCCTCGGCGACCTTCACCTTCGCTTCAACGCGCGCCCACACTCGCCAACCAGCGCCCGCGAGCATCACCATAAAGCCAACGACGGCCATAATCTCAGCGCCGGTCATCTTTTCAGCACCGCCTTCACGCCAGCGACTCCGCCTCCGACGTATTCCGCGGTGAGTTCGGTGCGCAGCTTCTCCTTGTCGACCTCGAGTTCGGCGCGGCGCTCCATCAACTTGATGCCGCGCTCGACCACTCCGCTGAGGCCGATCTTGATGAGAAAGGAAAGCAGGGCGATCATTGCATGGCCCCAACAGTTGTGGTCTTATCTTTTTGCGCAACCGGAGAGATGAGATGCTCGATAAGGCGGAAATTGGGATTCCCTGCCCTAAATGCAGCCACACAACGAAGAAGACCATCGCTTGGATCAAGGCCAACGACGAATTCCCCTGTGGCGGTTGCGCGTCGACCATCATCCTTGATAAGGAAGGGCTCCTCGCCGGTCTCAAGGAAGCTGAGCAGAGCATCGCAAAATTCAGGAAATCGATCGGCCGCCTCGGTAAGCGACGCTAGCGTGGCTTCAAATCGGCTATTATCCAGCAGTAGATTTAGGTTTGCGTTCACACCTTAACCTCCTTACCGAGCCAGGTATTCCAGCGGCGGGCGATAACGTCGCGATAGCGGTAAGCCAGGTAGCCGAGCGCAAGAACCAGCGCCCCCGCCGCGATCCACCCCCACGGCAAGCCCGCCATGAACGCCAGCAGGCCAGAGCCGAACGCAGAGCCCGCGCCCTTCTTGCACCTGGAGTTCCTGATCGACGGGAACCGTGTTGGTGTTCAGGTTGATGTATCCTCCAGACGGGTCAGCACTTGGGAAAGCCTGCTCGATCCAAGCGCCTGGCGTACCTGCGCCGATGTCAGATACGCGGTAGCGGACCACCGGAATGAAGCTATCCTCGTCGGGGTCGATGACAATCACACGGATGTAAACCGAGTTGTTGCTCGCTTTCGCCTGAATAAGATTGATAACAGGAGTCGGAATGTTTGAGGCATTCACCGCCGGCGGGACCGGCGGCTGCTGACCTTCTTCGGTCGCGGGGTTCCAGTCGTCTATGCCGTCGGGCTGCTCGACGAAGTCCATCGAAAAGCCGCCCTTGGTCAAAGCCAAAACGGAGCGGCGGTTCTCAATGAGCTTGCCGTCTAGCCGCGGTAGGCGGTTCGGCGTTTCCAGTCTAACCCAGCGCGCATAGACAGCGTTGATGCCGGATAGCCGAACATCCAAGCTACCCTTGACCTTCTGCCGGAGCCGCAACCAGTCTCGCTTGCCTAGGCGCCTGGCTTGCCGCCACTGATGGCACCACTCGTAACTGCCCTCCTGCGTCAGAACGCGACCCGCACTCAACTGCGCCGATGTGTCCTCAAAGAAGTCAGTGTCGCAGCTCGTGTAATTCGTGGCGGGATAAGTGAACTTCGGCACAAGCCGATTGCACTCGTCCTCGAACAGTACGTCGTACTGAACCTGATGACCGACGATGTCGGCATCCGTCAGCGTTGTCGTTCTGCTCTCGCGGAACTTGCCGACAGTCAGGATTCGGGCTCCGTCGCCGCGGGCTACCAGATGGCCGTCGCAGGTGGACAGTATCGCGTTCAGCCCTGACTTTGGGCCGTTCTCGGTCGTGTCCCAGCCGTTGCACTCATAACGCTTCTCAGTGCCTCCGCCGTTGAGCGGCACGAGCTCATCGCAGATGTCGGCCTCTTCTTTCCAGAGATCGATAACTGGCAGAAGCGCCTTCTGATAGTCGAGGCCGAACCCAAACTCATTAAAGCAGAGATGCCAAGCGCAGATGACCGCGGAGTTGCGAGTCCAAGTCCAAGTGCTCTGATCTGCCGGATCTTGCGCCGGATCCCGAAAGTCCCAGCAAAATGCGCCGTCGATCTCCACCGAGGGTGATGGCGCTCCGTATGGGAAGGCAGTCTGCTGATCCTGCGCGTCTGCATTGTGAGCGCGCATGGCGAGCGACGCCTGACCGTCGCCTCGATGGTCATTGGTCCAGATGCCGTCCGTGCCCAGCGCCGCAACGAGTTCCTCATAGGGCGTTTCCGGGTTTGCGCCGAGGCGGGTGTACAGCTTGACGTTCGCCGAGCCGGCGCCATACCTGCCCCCTGTTGTAAGGGGAGTTACGACGTTGTCGACGACCGTCACCTCGTCATCGTTGAGGTAAAAGCGGTTGAACGACTTAATCTTGTGACCTGCAATTGCCTGCACGGAGTAGAGGTTAGACCCTACGGCCTCCCACATCATGCGGGCGCCTGCAACGCGCGTGCGGCCGACCGCGTAGACGCGGAACGGTATAGCTTGGTTGAGCGGCGCCCTGCCATCTTCCGGCTTGGGTGGCTTCGGTGCCTGCGCCAGAAGCGCTTGGAGGCCGATTGAGATAGCCGTTGTTGCAATCGCCGAAGCAATCGACGCGTAAGAGATGGACGCAATGCCAATGTTAAAAGCGCCAGTGCCGAGGACAGCAGTGAAGATCGGCGTGAAAATGGGATCGAACATGACTTCGCTGTAAAGCGATGTCGTGCTGCCCAGGCCGTAGCGCTGCAGCATCATGCGGTGATGGAAACTCATTCTTTGTGATCTCCACCAGGCGCCCGCCATACGGCAACGTGGTCTACCTTCTTGGCGACCACTCCGGAGGGCGACAGCAGCGCCCAGAGCGGCCCGAAACGAATAGCGCAGATTTCTTTGGCCTCGCCGTCCAGTCCTGATGGCGCTTTGACAACGCCAACGTCGCCGTCTTGCGGGTGCTGGACTCGCTTGCAGCCAGCTGGCTCCAGTGCCGCTGCTGCGCACGCAACAACGCCGCCGGCGCGAGCGAGGATGTCGTGAGCACCCTTTGCCGTGCTGTAGGTGCCGCGGTATTTCTCTGCCGGGTCAACCCCGGCGCTTTCCTGCAACCACGTGCCGCAGAACGTCGTGCAGTCGTCGCCGCCCACCCCGCCCCACCTAAACCGGTGCGGCAGAGCCAGAAAGTCGTGCAGTGTCATGAATACCTCGGGCGCTACGGCCTAGAAGTTCGGCCAGACAGGCTGGACACCTCTGGCTAGCCTGCTGACGCCGTCGCAGAATTTGTCAGTTGGCGAGATCGCCTTTTGATGCGGGGTAGACCAAACAGAGCGCGCTCCGCGCGAACGTGTGGCCTCTCCGGCAACGACGGCCAGGGAGAGGGATAGCGTCACGGTTTGCCCGCTAGGCGTGGCTGGCGACGATTCCGACACATGCGAAGCAGTGCCCGTCCAAATCGGAATGACGTTGCTCATTGGCTGGTAGTATTGGTCCAGCGTCGTTATGCCCATCTGGACAGGCGCCCCGCGGACAGCCGGAAGACTATCAATCATCCTTGCGGCGGAAGTCGGATCGATACCGGAAAGCGTGAACTCCACGCTGTCAGCCGTGCCGTTCACCAACACCTCGAGTGTCGGCACTCCAACGAGCCTCCCGCCGCCTAGATAGACCGTGCCGGTAGGGTCGATGCTGTCGAAATTGGCTGGTATGTCGTTAATGCCAAACCACATATGCAGCGATGGCGTTGTGCCAATTCGAATAAAGATTCCAAGCTGATGGCTGCCGCGCAGCTCGTCTATGACGGCATCGGGAACCCAGGCCACAGCTAGCCCTTGGTCGCCAAGTAGCGCGCTTGAGCCGAAGCAAATCCACCTCTACGGATTTGCTCGATTGCTTTTTCGAGCGCGTCGACGCGCGCGGCCAGGTAGAGCAACTTCTCTTCTATCGTCATCTTAAAACGCCTCAGAAAACTGAATTGATTGCTGAGTAACGAAGAAAGCCTCGACCACGCTTGGCAGCGTGAATTCAGACTTGAACTTCGCCACGAACCGCGGGCGCGCGAATTCTACTCTGGTGTTCGCTGTGACGGCCTCCCGCAGCGGGGGGCTGATGGCCAACGTGTATAGGGGCGTCGGGTCATCCGTTTTACTGATTACTTCCCAGTATCGATACGCGCGCCAACCCTTGTTGGGGTGATAAATGGAAAACCAGTCGGACCATCTCAGCGGCCGGTCGAGGCCACTAACACGCATCTTGATGATGCCCGCATTCAGCGCAGCCGCCTCTGTAATCTCTCCGTAGACAGTAGCTTGACTGTATCCGGAGCCATCCGAGAAGAAAGATCCATCCGAATGCGTGATGCCGCTGACGATCGGCGCAGGCAGTCCGTTGACCCTCGGGAAGGGTCCGAACCAATCTGTAATGATCGGCACGTTGATAAAACGGAACCCGCCGTTAAGGCGGGCTCCAAGCCAGTTGACGTACTCGTACTGCTCGGGATCTTTGATCTTGCAGTCTTCGTATGTGGCGGTGACGATGCCGCCACCGCTCATCTCGATTGTCTGCCCCTCGCCTACCCCGTTGCGTCCGCCGTCGATCGATGACCCTGTTACGTCGTAAATAGCCTTCACCGGAGCCAGGAAGTTTGCACCCAGTATCGGCTGGCTCGTATAAACCGCCATCGATCAACCCTTCTGACTAGTGTACCTGCTCTGCATGGCGCCGAAGCCGCCGCGGCGCTGGTTCTCGTTGTACTGGCTAAGACCCTCGCCGACGCCCTGCTTGACCAGCGTGCGAATGTGCTCGTCGCCGCTAGCGCCGCTGACATGCACCTGTAAGACGCCAGGTTGCACGTTGTTGTTTGTCGATGTTCCGCGACCGTTAAGGCGAGGTGCGCGCGGTGCGCCGACATAGCCGCCGCTGGCGTAGCCGCGAAGACGTTCAAGCGTAGGCACGCCGATGCGACTGACCGCAGCAGCGTCGAAGACGTACTCGCCCTTATGGACAATGCCGGCAGGCGTGTACTTGCCGCCCGTACCTGTGAAGCCGCCCTTGTCGAATAACCCAATACCGCCGCTTGCTGCTAACTGTGCGGAGCCGCCGAAGCCAGCGCCTGTGATCAGTGACAGCCACGAGGAGCCGCCAAGACCGCCAGCGGCGCCCACGTTGTGGGTAATCGCTGCCAACCCGGAATTGAACCCGCCAAGCCCGTTGACGGCGCCCGCTGCAGTTTCGCCCATTTTGGCAATCTGGGTGTTGAACTTGGCGACGTAGGAGTTTCCAGTCGTCCCCAGAATGTCCGCGCCCATGCCTCCCTTGCCGACGGATCCGGGGCCGCCAAACCAAGCCTGAGCAGCGCCAGATGCGCCGAACTTGCCGACATAGCCACCGAAGCGGTGATTGAAGATGGCGTCCTGTGCGGACCTGTCGCCAAGAAACTCGCTTGCCGACAGCCGCCTTCCGAGAGCCGCTTCAGACCAAGGGCCGATATTGTTGCCCATGACCTGATAGGCGCCGTATGCTCGGTCGCCATTGCGGGTAACTGGGCCAAGTGCGCCGTAGTTGCCGCTGCTCTCAATTGCCTGGATGGCCTTGGCATACATTCCGATATTGCCCACCGCCGGCAGGGCCGAACGCGTCACCGCCCCGACAGGAGCCGCGAACGTCGCGGCCGCGGAAGATGCTACGGCAGCTATGCCGCCACTCTTGCCTCCCCCGCCGAGTAGAGCCGCCGCAAGAGCGCCGCCGATCTGCTCAAAGAGGCTGTCCAGCGACTTCTGCATGGCGTTGGCTGCGGCGTTCTTGACCGCATCAGCGAAGGATTCGCCGATGCTTTTGCCGCCAGTGAGAATGCCGCTGCTGAACTCCGAGAGGAACGACTGCGTTAAGTCGGACAGTTCTTCCTGCTGGAACCTGTTGCGGATCATCGCGGCATTGTTGCCGCCAAGATCCTCATCAAGTCCGTAGGACCGCAGCCGCAGCTTGACTGCCTGCTCTTGCTTCGAAAGGCCGGCGAATGCGGAGTCGTCCAGCAAGTCTTGATGCAGCTTGGCCTGGGCCAACGCTTGCGAGTACTTGCTGTATAGCTCGACTTTCTTCTCAATTTCGGCGCGCTGTTCGGCGCTGAGCGACCGACCCTTGTCTTCCGCCTGCTGCAGTAGCTCGAGCCGGAAGCGGGCGGCGTCGGTCTGGACACCGTATTCACCCGTCAGTTCCGTCTCGAGTTGCAGCTGGGCGATACGGTCGTCGGCGCTCTTGACCAGGTCGCGATAGGCGTTCGCAGCACGCTGCGCGGCAGTCTCGGCTTTCTTGTCTGGCTCGTCGCCAAGCTGAATCGGCTTCTGGCCGGGTATTGGAACCGGTACTGTACGCCCGTCCGGATTTACGACAGTCGGGTTTGCGTTGCCAATTCGGCGAACAGCATCTCTATACGCCGTGTCGGCATCATCACGTTCTTCACGGCCTGCGGCGTTGCGGCGCGCATCTCGCCAAAGCCTTTCCGCTTCCTGTAGGTCGGTGAGCGGAGCCACACCAATTTTATTGAGATCGCGAAGAGCGTCAGAGAGTTTGTTAATGGCTTGCGTCTGCCGATCCGCGGAACCCTCAATCAGGTCAAGTGACTTGACCATCTCTGGAATGCTCTTCGCGAGTTTCAGCGTGTCTTCGTCGAATTGACGAAAATCCTGCGCCAGTTTCCTTATAGGCTCCGGCACACTTTCGTCATTAGCGATGCGAGAAAGAGCCTCGCGGAAACGCAGAATGTCAGGCTCGCCTCGCTTGATGGAGGTGTTCAGATCAGCGAATGCGGCCCGCAGGTTGCGGACAACATCCGGGTTCATGTCCTTCAGAATCGAGGCGTGCTCAGTCAGTATGCCAGGGCCGAAGGAAGCTGTGATCTTGGCTTGTTCGGCTACAAGCTTACGCGCCGTCTTTAGGCGATCTTCGGTATCTGCCTTGGCGACTTGTGCGCTCTCAGTCGCATATTCTCTGAGGCTTTTTGCGGCTTCGCCGTACCTCTCCTTGAGGAGAGAGATAGTCTCAGCGTGGCCCTTCAGGACGTCGTCTGCGCTTTTGACGCCCCCCGAGCTCGAAATATATTGGATCAGCGCAGCGCCGGCAGCGATGACGCCGATGGTCACCAGCGAAATCGGATTAACAAGCTGCAAGAAGGCGCCAGCTACAGCAGGGCCGATCTTCTGCCCACTTGCCCTGATGTCGTTGAAGACCTGCGCAACCTGAGGACCTTGCTGTAGAGCGACCGTCTGCCACGGCATGAACGCCGCGGTGGTCGCAATGTCAAAGCCTTGCGCCGCCAGATTGGAGGTGTTGAATGCACCAGCACCCATACTTCCTCGGCCACCTGCAGGCGAAGCCGCCAGAGCAGCATTCCTGCCCTTGATCGCCGCAGTTGAGGCCAGTGCGGCTTGCCGCTCGCGCTGAATAGCGGAAGCCATCTCGTTTGCGGAGATGGCGCCGACAGCGTGCGCTCGCTTAATATCGGCAACAGCCGTCTTGTAGTTATTGATGGTTGCGAAAAGCGGGCTGTATCTCGAGCGAAGACGCTCAAGTTCCTTGCCCTGATCGGCAAGAGCGCCGCTCCACTCCTTGGCGCCTCGCGTGCCGATCCCGACCATGCCGTCTATGCGCTTTTGCAGCGCAGACGACATGGAATTGTCGATACCGCGACCAAGATCGTTGAACTGCTTTTCGACCTTGCCTGTGGTCGAAGATATGTCGGCCTCGAGCCGCTTCAGGCTTCTTTTGACCGTAGCCAGGTCAGTGCTGATGGAAATTACAAGATCATCTGTCTTTTCAACCATCAGGCGAATATCCTAGAAACAGAAGAAGCCCGCGTGGTGTCGGGCTCTTGGGGGATGGGATGGCATATTGCAAAGAGTGCGGAGCGGCGAAACCGGATTACCAAGTGCAACTTGGCGTCTGCGATGAGTGCTTCAATTACTCGAGTACGAAACAGTCGACAGCGAATGGGGCACGTTCGCCGACCGCGACCTCTAGCCACAACATCATCCTGACGACGTCCATTGACATTCCTAATCGGACAATCGAGCGCGTGGTCTCGATTGTTGCGGCAGAGGCCGCGTTGGGAATGAATGTGTTTCGGGACATTGCGAATAACTGGCGCGACTTCGTAGGAGGCAGGTCAAACTCTGCTCAAAAGTCGCTCAAGGAGGCGCGCACAGCCTGCCTGGACGAGCTCAGGCGAGAGGCGTCAGCGCTTGGCGCTGATGCCGTTATCGCCGTAGATCTCGACTACAATGAGCTCTCAACGGGCGGCGCCGGCATTCTATTCGTGGCTGCTAGCGGAACTGCCGTAAAGCTGGCGCCGGTCGCACCAACGCCCTAACCATACTTCGCCAGCAGCGCGTTCATTTCGCCACCAGATGGCGCGCTCTGCTCACCCTCCGCGCCATTTGCTTCATTGCGGCCGTGGATTGCCTCAAAGAACTCGGTCAGGGAGGCGTCCCAAAAATCAGCGGGACGCCAGCCAAGACCACCGAGCGCAATGCGCATCCAGTCACGCCAGGGGAATGGCGCGCTTACTTCGTCACGTCCGCGACCGCTTCGACGTTTCCCTCTTCACCATCATCGAAATGATGAGCGAGGGCGGCGTTGAATGCTGCGGCGCAGTCCTTAAAGTGCTTCAACTTGAGCTTCTGAATCGCAGCAAGCCGATCGCCTTTGATGGTCAGCAATTCAATGCCGGCCAACACAGCGGCCGCCTCAACGCCAGACAGGCGCATGAAGAGATCCTGAAAGGACTTGCAGTCCAGCCTCGTCGACACAGCGGCGAGACCGGACATTGTGGCGGCGATGACGAGTTCAACGCCGTCGATCGTCAGCAGAACTTCGCCGCGGGCGCCGTTTACCATTACGCTCTCCTCTTTAGCCATGGATTACACCTCAGCCGTAAAGGTCAGCTCTCCGGCTGCGACGAAAGTCGCGCTGAATTCCATGTTCGGCTCAACGTCGCCGCTGAATTCAAAGTCCGTGACCATCCAAGACCCCTCGTAGGTGCCGTCGCCCGGGACTACGACCTGCGCATTGAAGGCGCTGGACGCGCGAACAAAGCCCATGAAAGTCGTCATTGCGGCGCCGGCGACGAACGCTCCAGAGCCGGAGAGGGTACGATTCGAGATGCCGGGACGGCTGGTCTTCTGTACCGGGCCGCCAGGATTGGTGCAGCTCGGCACGGTGGTGTCGATCTCGTTCGCCGACATGTTGAAGCTGCGAGTCTTCAGGCCGCAAAGGTTGCTGTACACCTCTGGTGTCGCGCCATCACCAATTTTAATAAGAAGCAGTCTGCCAAGTTGCTGACCAGTTGCCATATGTTAGGTTCCTTCGTGTATGAAAAAACCCGGCAGATGGCCGGGTCGCTTTGGTGGTTTGGTGGTGTTTGTTTGTAGCCGCAGACGCGCCGCAGCTACGGCTTCTCAACATTGGCCACGAAGTCGATGACCGCGTGAGATGTAAGCCCGTCGGGGTCGCGAAATACCCGCGTCTGGCGGTGCATGATCGAAACAAGTCGATTTGTTGCTAGCGTCAGCGGCGCCAGATGCAGGGAACTCGCCATTGCGTCGGCGACCCGCCTAACTTCCGGAAATCCAACGGCCTGTGACCATCCGTGCATCGTCAAGTAGACTTCGCCGCCGCTGATGCATGTAGCGTCGTCACGCAAGAACTGCGCTTCGCCGATCGTTACGTACGGGTACGTCACAGGGTCGGGAGGCTGGTCGTAGACGCGCCCAGAGATCAGCGTCGTCAAGGCAGCGTCTGCCTTCAGGCGCGCAACTATGGCGCCCTGCAGTTCCAATTCTGGACTGGCCATCAGCGTTTACCCTGCGCTTCCCTGACGCCTTTGTTGACGGCCGCCAGCAGTTTGCGGCGGGCCGCCTTGCGGTAGGCTCGCCACGCATGAAAGACGTGCGGCTGCGCAGCCGTGCCGGGATGCATCTGCGCTTCACCGCTAAAACTGATGTTGCCACCGCCTGGGGCGACATTGTGCGGGGCAGTTCCGAATTCCAAGAATCGCCAGATGTATTCGGCGAAAACCCCGGTTGCATCCTTGTCCTTGGTCTGCGTAATGCCGACCTGCTTTTTGTCCGGGTTATCCGCCAGCCGAGCACCTTGGATGCTGGCCACGTAGTCGCCAGTTGCACCTCGTGGCGCCTTAGCGGCAATCCGCGTTGCGGCTTCCTTGGCAATCTCGAGCTTAGCCTCGGCTGCGTACTTCTCAACAGCGGGCGCCAACTCGTTCAGCCTTCGCGTAAGGGCCTCACGGCCCAAAACCTTCGCCTTGAACGCCATTACGTCGCCACCCCATCATCAACCAGCAGGTCGAGCCACGCGTTTTTTTGGTCTGGGTTGGTGACGGTCCTGATGTTCATGACGCGTGACGCGTTGCGAGCATCCACTATGCGCCATGAGGGCGTCACCTCGCGCGCAGCAGCGCAACTGCGAATTCGAACCGTGTAGGGCTGAACGCCGACAAGGCGCGCAGCCTGCACCGGCTCGCCACCTCGCAGCGGTATCAGCTCGGCTGCCGCTGTGAAGACGGTTTCGTACGGTCCTGATTGCGGGTTTCCGTATTCATCTTCGCCTTCGGGGCGTTTCTGAAAGTGCAGCCTTTGATGCATATGGCCGGCGCTTGGTTTCTTGGCCATCCGTATTCTCCTTGCGAGGCGCCGCAACCTTCACCGCGGCGCCCTTACTGATGACCTCGTCGGCGCAAGCCCTCGTGACGTTGAGCGTCATTCCGGCTTTGTAGGCGATGGTGAAGCCAGGCTGGACCCAATAAAAATCCCTCTTGAACTCCACCCAGGCCATTAGGCGAGCGTTACGCCAGGATCTTGGATGTCGACGGCAAGAACGGTCGTCGACTTCGCAATACCAACCTGAACAGCATCCATTCCCGTCGCCAGGTCTGCGCGAGGGCAGAGACCTCCTGCGGTCGCCGATAGCCAATAGTCCGTGCCAGCAACAAGCGTGGCGCCGATCGTGATGTCACCTGCCTTATGGACAGAAACAGGCTGATTGAGCGAGGCGCCATTCAGTGCGATTCCGTGCACCTGCCGAGTGCCTGTGCCGTTGTTATCGGAGAGAAGCCACTTGTTCGTGGTTGCGTCGAGGTAAATCGACTGCCCAGCGGTAATCGTCTCGCCGGCAGTGCCGATGTCGCGTGTGGAGTTCGTTCCCGCCACTACCGATCCGGGCGTTACAACTATGTCAACCATGTGTGTTTCCTTCCGGCCTAAGCGCCGCGTCTAAAGATTGATGGGTCAGGCGGTTGTCTCTTCCGGGACCAAGCGCCAAACGCGCCAAGGAGCCAGAAGCGCCCTAACCGATGGCGGCATTACCGCAGCGGATTTTTGCCCTCTGTCCGCCTCGCGGTTCTCGTAGAGGTCACCGAGCATCAGCAGAATTGCCGCCACGATAGACGGCTTGACGTGCATTGCGGTTTCGTCATCTGCGGGAAGCGTCTCACCCCCCGGCAAAACGACCCTATCCAGATATTCAACGACGATGTCTTCCGCGGCCGACGTGTAAAGCTCGATCTCGGCGTCATCATCGCTGTGCAGCACACGAAGGTGCCGCTTTGCGGTTGCTAGATCGACGAGCGCCATGACTTAAGCCGCAATGACTGCGGCCGTGGGCGCACTGGTTGCCGAAACGGAGCCGCGGTCATTGGTGGCGGTTACGGTTACCGTGATGACCTTCCCGACGTCGCCGACAACCGGAACGTAGGTTGCCGCAGTGGCGCCGACGATGGCCGCGCCGTCTGCGTTCCATTGCCTGGTGAAGGTTGGGGATCCTGACCACGTGCCAGTCGTCGACGTCAACGTCTGGCCGACCTGAGCGGTGCCTGAAATTGCCGGAAGGACGCTATTTGATGGAGCGCCGATCCCGACGACCACGCCCGCGCCGAGATAGCTCGCGAATCGCCTCTTGCGGGCAGATGCACTAACCATTTTTTTTCCCTTTCTGCGCACTGTCGGTTCCGGCTCGGTCACTAGCTCAACATAGCCGTACGCAAGGAGCTGGCTCGCGATATGCTTTGGCAGATCGATTTCATCGCCCTCGTTCAGGCGTCCATAGTCGCCAACAAGCGCCTTGAGTGCTCTTATCTTCATGTCTCATCCAGTGAGTGAAAGGGGCGGCCGCGAAGCCGCCCCATCAGTCTTGTTACGGCGCCGGGTTTACGTCGCCAGTGACGAACGCTTCCGGACGATAAACGGCCAGAGCAAGGCGCTCTTCGATGCGGATCGTGAACATGTTCTTTTCGAAGTCGTCCACGTTCTCGCTCGAAAGCAGCACTTCGACGTCCATGCGATCGAAGATCTGCGCACCGAGGTTGAAGGCGCCGGTCAGGAACTTGCCGGCTGTTACGGCCTGCGTCTGGGAGACGGGAAGGCCCCAGAGCGTCGGGCCCATCGGCGACATAGCGTTGCCGACGATGTAGTTGCCGCCAAGATCCTTGGTCAGTTCGATCTTTGCCCAATCCGTCGGATGCAGGACAAAACCGCTCGCCGGGTACTCCGCGAGGATGACCTGCAGAACAGCAAGGCGCAGACGATCGATCGCTGTTTCTTCGGCCGGAGTAAACGCGGGAGCGAATGCTGTGGCCTGCGGCAGGATGCCGTGAAGGTTCTGGCCAGTGCCGTCGCCGTTGAGAAGCTGGTTCTCTTCAACGAACTTCAGGCCGTAAGTGCCGCGTGCGTTGATGTAGGATGCCAGTGCCGGCGCATCGTCGAGGATCTGGCGAGAAGCCTTAAAGATGTGGGCAATCGTGCGAACCTGGGTGCTGAGCAGGTTGAACGTTAGGTCCGACTTCGGCTTCTGCGTAGTTTCCGCAACCGGAGCGGCGGAGTTCGTGAAGCCAGTTTCCTTGACATATTCAACGCTGGACGACGAAGTGCGTCCCGGCGCGATGAGGTCGCGGATCGTGAACTGACGGTTCGGAGGCGTGACGATGCCGGGAACGCGAGCCCCAGGGACAAGCGACGTGCCGGCGGAACGGCCGGCTCCAACCGTGGTGTTTGCGGACGTGATGTCGGCGCGTTCCATACTGACGCGGAAGCGACCACGCTCGTTCAGGCTGAGACGGCCATTTTCAAAGGAGGCGTTTTCGACAATGTGGTCGCCAATTCCACGAGCCAAAGGATCGCCGCTTTCGCTGACGCGGTCTGCAGCCTTCTCGAGTTCGCGAACGCGGGTGACGGTCTCGCCGAGCTCAGAAAGAGCCTTGTCGACCTTGCCCTTCAGTTCGGCGGAAACTTCGCCGGTTGCTTTCAGCTTTTCGGTGAAGTCGGAGCCAAGGTTGCCTACCTGCTCCTTAATGGAGGCCAAAGACTGGCCAAGCTCGCCGATCTTTTCGGCAAGTGCATTATCGGACATGAAGTCCTCCTGATTTGTGGGGTTTACCGTGTGATTTTGAATGAACGCGCTTCGGTCAGAAGCCTTTCGACCGCTGCCAAAGCGGCAGCATCCGCATCGACATCAGGTTCCCCCTGATCCTTCTTGAGGTAGAGCCGAGCGGCCCGCTCTGCCTCAGAGCCCGTCAAACCCATCAGTCCCCTGATGCCGTTTTCGAACTCGCGAACTGTTACGCTCTCGCCTGATCGCATCTTGGCTACCAATACTTCGGCAGATTCTGCCCGAGCCTGATTTTGCGCCTTTACGCGCCGCACGTATGCCGGCTGCGTCTCAGCGCCGAAGCGCTCGAGCGTTTCTTCCATCGTCGCGATGCGGTCGACCATACCGCGGTCCATCAGGGCCTCGGCGTAAAACACTCTACCCTGTCCAAAGCCGTCTTCGACCTTGCCGACGGTAGTGCCTCGACCTTCGGCGACGGCAGAAACAAATCGGTCATAACTGCGATTCACGCCGTCCTGAATGTGCTCCAGCGTCTCCTTGCCGAGCGGCTCGGTCTCGTTGCCTTCGACCTTGAACTTGCCTGCCGAAATGTACGTGCGCTTAATGCCGCGCTTCTCCAGCGCAGCGGAAACATCATCATGCGCCGTATAAACCCCGATTGATCCCGCGCGACCGGAAGGCGTAACAACGATTTCGTCTGCCGCAGAGGCGATCCAGTATGCCGCGCTCGCCGCGAGGCTGTTCACCTGCGCGACGATGGGCTTGTCGCCCCCGCGAATGCGACGAATTTCGGTGGCCAATTCTTCCGTTCCAGGGACAGACCCGCCAGGACTGTCAACGTCCAAGATGACCGCCTTGACATCTTCATTGGACAGGGCGGAATGCAAGGAGCGGCGGATACCTGCGTAAGACGTGCCGCCTGACATCGCGGAAAAGGCATCCATCTTGTTCGCCAGGACGCCATAAACCGGAATGACAGCAACATTGCCGTCGATTTCGGCAATTTCCTTGGCTCTTGCGTCGGATACAGCCGCCGCGAACTCGGTCGAGAACAGCTTCTCGCCTTCCGCCCTGGCGACCAGAACGTCTGCCAAAACGGCAAGTTTTTCGCGCTGAATAGCCCATGGCTCGGCCATGAAAGCCGTCAAAACGTGCTCAAACTTCATGATTTGTTCCCTATGCAGCGCGTTTTAGCGGCTGTTCTTGCGAGTTCGGCGCACTTTCCGTCGACTCACCCAACTTATTGAGCGGCGTCATCGTGCCGTTGACTATCGCGGCTTCTCCGCCATCAACTGGAGCCTTGTTTTCGTAGGATCTGGCTTCGTTTGGCGTGTAGATGCCATTGGTGACCATCTTGGACAGGAACTCTGCCCTCGCCGCGCTGTCACCTCTGAGAAGGCCTTCGATTGAGAATTTTACTACGGTAGTTTTGCGCGTCTGCGGTGTCAGAAGGTCACGGTAGATGGACGACTCGATGCTGCGAAGCATCGGAACAAGGCATGTTTTGGTGAACTGCAGGATCAACTGCTCAATCCCGCTCCCCCAAGTCGTCGTGCCGTTGGCGGCGTGCCCAATCATCACTGGCGGAACACCGAAGATGCGGCAAATCTGCTCGACGCTGTACTGCCTGCTCTCCAGCATCTGCGCATCTTTGGGGTTGATGCTCAGCGGGTAAGGCTTAAACCCAGCCTCGAGAACGGTCACCCCACCGGCCTTGTCGGCGCCAGCGAACTGCGTCAGCGTATCGGAGATCTGCTTCCGCTGATCTGCCTTCAAAATCTGGTCGGAACTGACAAGCAGAGACGACAGCAGGCCGTTCTTGAACATCTTGCCGGCCGTCTTCTCGCCGGAAAGAGCATTGCCTATTACGTTTCGTTCGACGCTGATTGGTGACAACCCTCGATCGCAACCGGGAAGGAGGGCGCCGCGGATGTGCAGCATGTTTTCAGCCGCGATTTTGCGTTTCCCGCCCTTGCCCCGCCCATTGACTCGTTCGGTTACCTCGTAATAGCGCGCGTTGCGGTCATCCCTGCAAACTTCGACGCAAAGAGGATCAAACGGGATCAGCGATGACAAAGAGCCGCCGCGCATCTTCTTCTCAGCGAAGAAATTGCCGTCCAAGCAGAGGCACATCGCCACCATTGCCCAGAAATCTGCGGCCGTGTCGTCGAAATTGGGCATGTCGTGCAAGAGCTCATAGAGTTGGCTCTCGCGATCGACGGTAACGCCGTCGTCCTTGTACACCAGGCACGGCAGCGTCTTGATGGAGTTGGCAATCAGGTTGACGCACGCCCATACAGCATCAAGCTGCATGGCCTTGTCATAGGTCACCGTCTCGCCGCTTGTGGACTCCGTCCCGTAATACGCCCGCCAAGGGCCGGACAAGAGGCCGAACGGCCTCCCGATCCACTGCATTAGGCCCATGGCCACTCCTTACTCACCAAGTAACGGTGATCATGTTGTTTACGAAGTCGTCTAGGTTGGTGGCTTCTGGAACGAATTCCTCGGCGCAAGATAAAGCCATAACGAGGGAAATCATTCCGTCGATGCGCCCTCGGCTTCCGGCCTTGGTGAGCTTTCGGTTGCCTGCGTCATCTTTCTTGACGACCGCGTTGCCTGCGCACATCGTCAATACAGGGTGGTCGCCATGCCGAATCCTGCCGTTAAGCAGGAGAGATTCAGTTGTTCTAAGCGCTGGCGACATGGATACGAATCCCTGACCGAATTCGATGAAGCGCTCCTCTATCTCTTCTTCAGTGAACCCGGCCCGCAATAGGCACGGCTTGAGATGACGAAAGTTGTAGCGGTCAAAGGCGATCTTTTGCACATTGAAGTCATCGCAGACGTCGCGAATGTGCCGAGCAATGAGTTCATACTCGATACTCTTTGCCCCAGGGATTGCTTCAATGAAGCCATCTTCAGCCCAGACGTCGTAGCTGACGCGGTCCAAGCGAGCTTTCGCAGCCAGCCCCTCACCGGGTAGCCAGAAGTGCGGTCGAACGTCCCACAGCGTTTCGCTGTCCACGTCTTCGGGTGCAACGAGCACGAGACTGGTCAGGTCGTTGCACTCCGAGAGGTCGAGTCCGCCGAATACTGGCCGTCTCGCGAATTCCCTATTTGGCTGCGCAGCATTTTCCATCCAAACCTTGCGCGAAACGAACGGATTGCTCGTCTCGACGCGGCGGTTAAGGACAAGATTTTCAAACTCCGCGGCGCGCGCTGGCATGTTGCGCGCGTCTTCCATCATGCCCAAGACTTCCGCTTGGTTCATGAACAGATCGAAAGCCGGATTAGCCGCCCTCACCGCCTCCACGGTAAACGCGTCGATTTCAGCAGGCGCTGTCTGGAAGCGAAGGACAGTGCGAGGGTCTCGTCCCCTTTTTGCATCGTCGATCAACACCGAGAGCAGGTCAGCGTCGGTCGGCGCCTGCGTACTGATGATAATCGATAGCGGCTCTCCCTGGGCTGCCGTTGCCGTCTCAAGAGCGTCATATAGTGGTGAGCGCGGCCCCTTTACCTGCCCGAGTTCATCGTGGATTGTCAGGACTGGCGAAAGGCCATAAGCGGTTGCCGCGTCGGCAGACAGGGCGCGGTAGACCGTTCCGAGTTCGTGACACACAATTCTCTTGCCGCTATCCTTTGGCTCCGCATACGCGGCGAGGACAGGCGACATGCGGATCATCTTGGCCGCCAACTCGAACAGTATGGCCGCTTGATCACGAGACTGCGCCGCGCTGAACAACTGGCTGTTGGGCTTTGCCTCCGGCCCGCACAAGTGCAGCAAGAGGATCATTGCGCTCTCAGTTGTTTTTGCGTTCTTTCTACCGCGGGAAATTATTGCGCGACGCGTTCCATTCGGGTTGTCATAGATGGCACGAAGGTCATCCTTCATGAACTCTGCCAACTTGATTGGCTGACCTACGAATTGCCCCTCAGGGATGCGAATATGCTTCTCAAGCCATCGTATGTTCCGCTCGGCACGGCTAATCGTCTTCGCCATCGTCTTCCCACGGCGCGATTATCTGCCCCGGCTTCTTTGCCGATTCAGCGCGCACTGTTGCCTGTTGCGTGATCCTCATTCTGGTAGCCAGCGACGATATCGCCCTACCTTCACGCTCCTGCATTTTCAGAAGCTTGTCGTAGGCGTCGACATCAAACGTCTTGGCCTTCTCCGTCTTAGCTATCAACTGAGCGATACGCCTTGCCGCGACTACGTGTCGGCAATACTGCGTGAGCATGCCGTGAGTCTCGCGAGGAAACCAATCGGCCGGCATGCGATCGACTATTGCTCGCCATTCCACGGACTGCTCAATTGTAAGTTCTTGCGGCGGCTGTGGCCTATTAATAACCTCCACTTTTGAGGCTATAACAATCTCGGTGCTAGCCGCCGACTTTCGTCCGCGAGCCGCCATTTCTATCTCCACTAGAAAGTTTTTTTCTACAGGTTTAGCGAAGGTTTTCTTCGCCGCCGGTACCCAGGCCGTCGATGCTAGACTTTTGCCCTGCCCGTCCGCCATTGATCATTGACCGTTCCGCCATTCAGGCCAGCCGTCGTCGTCGAGGCCGGGAACGATGGAGCCAATATCTTCGCGCTGACCGCGGGACGCGTGACATGGGGCGCAGGTGCTGAGAAAAGGGCCCGACCAGAAAAGCTCGAGATCCCCACGATGAGGTATTCGATGGTGAACCTCGGTAGCTGGCTCGACGATCTCGCGTTCCAGGCACCATTGGCAAAGGGGCGCATCCGAAAGCTGTCGCTCGCGCAGGCGCCGCCAACGCGCGGTTCGATAGAGCTTTCGATACGCGGCAGCTTCTTCACTTCGAGCGTGGTCGTCCGGCTTTGTGCGCCGTCTAAGTTTGGTAGCGGCAGATGGAGTACTCATCTTTGCCTTGCGCATCAATGGGTTGCGGATTTCGCTTTATATTACATATTAGTTGTATATATTTTTAACGGTTCACGAGAGGGAGGTGGGTCATGTTGAAAGGTATTTTAGGTGGGCTCTTGCTTGCAGCGATCACAGGACAAGCGGGCCTTGCCGCAGATGATGTTTGCGTAGAATTGGCCAAGGTTATCGGCATAAACTCAAGATCCACGCTGTCGCAGGATCAGCAGCGCAACGTATACAAGGCCGATCTTTGCGTTAGCAAATATAACGAGTCCAGTGGTAGCAAGCGAGCTCAGGTCGAGGCTGCGTACAAGGTATTTTCGTTTGGCGCCTCAGGAAGCACTGAGGAGATTACGAAGGCTCAGGAAAGTAGTTGCGACAACAAGTTTGGTGATTTTTGGCGTTCTCAACTGTCGACCCTTGAGGAGCAAACCGTATCAACGTCTGGAGTGGAGGCAATAAGCAATTGCCTTCTTTTGAGGAACGCAGCCCTAATTCCGAACATGGAAATGACCAACAACGGCAAGGAGTACTCCGTCGGACTACATTTCAAGCCGGAAGTGAACTCATCAATAGATATTAGAATGTTTAGCGCGCAGGACCTGCAATATAATAAGTGTAAGGTTACCAATTCGTCTGGAAGAACCATCGACGTAAAGAGCATGTCAGATGTGGCGCAAAAGCTTCAATCCTCTGGCAGCGTTTCTATTGCGTGTTCACGCGAGTCCGAAGAGGTTATTAACGAAGGCGTAAAATACGACTGCACGCGGGAGACGCTATTCGTGATTGCCACGTCTGGACCTATGACTAGCATCAAGATACCTCGTGTTTGCAGCCAACAGTTCGAAAATTCTAAGGCGAACGAGCTGTTGGAGAGAATTTCTGCAGCGGATGAGAGAATCCAAAATACAGCTCTAGAGTTAGGAAAACTCGGCAATAGATACTCGCAGACCGCTTTATCATGCCTCGCGGTGACGTCAGGCGGGCAAAATACGGGCTGTCCTGACGGGTACATGGTCGCCGGTTGCTACGCTGGGCAAAACAAGGCGTCTCATGACGTCACCGACAATGGTAAGACCTGCCATACGCACGAGCCGGTTGACTGGACCGGCGCCCATTGTTGCAAGATATCTCTTGGTCAATAACTGCGAGGCCCCAACAAGGAAGCGGCCGGCTCAACCAGTTAAGGGAGCCGGCCGCATGATCGCCCGTCGCCGGAGGAGGCAGCGCCAGGCAATGGGGTAGACGACACGAAGGCGGAATGGATCCCGCGTTGGCGCATATCGCCAACCCCTTGCAAGCGTGTCGATGAGTAACCAGACGGGGTGCGCTATAGCCAAGCGTGTCCGGTCTCGTGGATGGGATGGCCGACCGCTGCAGACGGTGCGCTGCCTGTGCTGGCAGGTGGCCATCCCGGCGAAGATGCCCATGACGAACCACGGACAACTCGCGGAAGGTATCCAGTACGTTATAAGAAAGAGGCAGTCCCGGCGATGCTCGCGAGTTTAGAACGTCCGCGGCCCGACAGCGCCTCAAAGCAAAAAGGCCGCAAAAGGCGGCCTTCGGGGATTTCACCCCTCAATAAAATACGACGTGAAGACGCTACTTACCGGACATCACGCCGCGATTTTTTCTTCAGCCGGCGCAGTTTCCACCCTCGCCGTCTCGTCGAGATCGATCAGCGCGTCAATCGCAGCGTCAATGAGTGATGGACCACGCTTCTCTGCGTATGCAGGCGCCTGCCCCATAGCGACGCCAATCTCCTTTGCTGTCGCATCGGTTATCGCCATATCGAGCACAAGTGCATGGCGGCCGAGATGATGGCGGAGATGGTCAACATAGTCGAGAACCTCGACCTGCCGCACGAACTCCGGCTCTCGGCCAGCTGCCGCCGATATCTCGCCCAACGGCTTCGGCTTTTTCACCCCTCCAACCCACTGTGGACCGGAAACCAGTCCATCCGGGCATCGGGTTGCCGGAAGAGGGAGTCGGTCGAATGGAACCGAGCCGTCGACTCCGAACTCCTTCAGCATCGCGCGCCCTTCCTCGACGCCAAATCGGCCGTGCTTGTCCTTCGCGCTTGGCTCTTCCCGCGGCAGGGGTGGGTAAAAATCTCCGATTGCCGGTTCGCCTGAAAGTGGCCTGGAATACGGCTTCGCCGTCAACGGTGACGCCACTGCCCCAGGCATCTTCAGATAGCTCCAGATTGCGCTGTCCGACCTCGCCGGATTGCTGCTGCCCTTGGCGCCGCGAGGACGCTCGACGGGGCGTAGTGATTTGCCCTTCCGCGTGCTGCCCCACTCAATCAACCTGCCATCGCGGAAGAGCAGATTGCCGAGCTGGGTATCCTCGCCGCCATTTTTGTTCTTGCGGTGGGTCGGTGTGCAGTCCTTCGGCTCATAAACGTTAACGATCTCGTTCGTGAAATGCCACCGCTCCTTGTCGATGGCCTTCCAACCGACGGCGGCGAGGAGCTCCGCCTCGGAGGGGCGAACTTCAATAGTCGTCTCCGGATCCAAATTGTTTTCTTCCGGCGCCTCAATCTCAGATCCCGGAAAAACCATGTTCTTCCAGTGGCGCAGGGCGAACAGCCTCCGATGGTCGCCGCGGTAGGCGAGCCGCTCAAGCGCTGGCCAAGCCAGTTGCTCGCGGGCAGGCCTGTTGTCGTTCGCCGGCGTGATAACACGTGCCTTGGGCTTTGCCTGCCGATTCCGATGAAGCCGCCCCTTTGTTCCGAGATGATTGCGCCCCCGGTTTCCGGGATGATCTCGCCCCCTGTTTAGTGGGGTCTGCAGGCGATG